TATGTATAAAACATACTTAGAGATAGGAGTCCATGAAAAACAGTGTTTTAATAATATTGTTATTGACTATAAAGTTTGTGTAGATCCAGATAAACAATGTGACGCGACATATCAAGTGACATCTGATGATTTCTTTTCTACAAATAAAGAATCGTTTGATATTATTTTTATTGATGGTCTACATCTAAAAGAACAATTACATAAGGATATACAAAATAGTTTAAGGTGCTTGAATGATAATGGTGCAATCGTGTGTCATGATGTGTGTCCGTGGACTGAGAAAGTACAATCACGAACACTACCATCTGATTTTGATCCAGCCAATCCCGGCTACGACTGCTGGACGGGTGATGTGTGGAAAGAGTGGGTACGTCTTCGCGCGACGAATGAGAATTTAAATATGTATGTTGTTGATATTAAGTCACAGCGGCACGGTGACATCGGACCTGGTATTATAACAAAAGGTCAACAAGATCTAATAGAAATTCCAGAGAAATTATCTTATTCTTATTTAGATGAGAACAGAGAATCTGCGTTAAATTTAATATCTATTGAAGACTTTAACAAAAAGATGACATCCACATGAGTAAAGCCGTAGTACCGATTTCAGGTGGTTTAGATAGTTCAGTAATATTAAACATTGCATGTAAGGAGCATGATGATGTATATGCTATAACGTATGATTATGGGCAAAAACATAATAAAGAATTATTGTATGCAGGATGTCAGGTAGACGAGTATAATAACATAGAGGATCATAAAATTGTAGATATTAAATTTTTTAAAGATATTGCTCCTACATCCTCCCTTACTAATAATAATATTAAAGTAGCTCATGCGAAAGATGTATTAGGCGATGCACAAACAGTAAATTACGTCCCTTTTCGTAATATGATGATGTTGTCTATTGCATGTTCGTATGCAGAAGCTGTCGGTGCAGATACTGTATATCATGGATCAGCTCTAGTAGATAGTCAAGCTGGATACTGGGACGGTAGTATAGAATTTTTAGAAAACATAAACAACCTAACCGCCTTAAACCGTAAAAATAGAATACAAATAAAAGCACCATTAATTAAGGCATCTAAAAAAGAAATTATTAGAATGGGAATGTATAATAAAGTTAAATTTGAAGAGACATGGACTTGTTATGAGGGTGGAGAAAAGGCATGTGGATATTGCACTGCCTGTAGTTCCCGCATACAAGGGTTTTTACAAAACAATATAAAAGACCCAATTGAATATGACCGAACAGATATACCATGGTAAAGAATTAGAATATTCTGATATTTTATTAGTACCGAAATACAGTGAATTAGATTCTCGAGAATCAGCAAACATATGTTTTAAGTTAGGTAAGTTTTCATTTAACTTACCAGTAGTTCCGTCTAATATGAAAACTGTAATAGATATCGAACTATGCAAGCAATTAGATGATAATAATTATTTTTATATTATGCATCGGTTTGATAATGTATTTGAAACAGTACAAAAACTTAATGACCTTAATTGTAATTGTGTAAGCGTTAGTATAGGTGTAAACCGAGACTCATATGAACAATTAGAAGCTATTATACTTAATAAATATAGAATTGATATTATTACAATCGACGTAGCTCACGGGCATCATCAAAAAGTCGGTAGTATGGTTAGGTTTGTTAAAAAACATTTCCCTGATTCAATAGTTATTGCTGGTAACGTCGGAACTTATGATGGGTTTCAATTCTTAGAGGACGCTGGTGCTGATGTTATTAAAGTAGGAATTGGATCAGGAGTTATATGTACCACTCGGTATAAGACCGGTTTTGGTACACCTATGTTTTCAACATTATTAAAAATTAGTTCTCACAAAACAAAAGCTAAAATAATGGCTGATGGAGGATGTAAAGAATTTGGAGATATTGCAAAGGCTTTAGTTGCTGGAGCAGATTGTGTAATGGCTGGATCTTTTTTTGCAGGTTGTATTGACTCTCCTGCAAAACATATTAACGGACATAAACAATATTATGGTAGTACATCATATACTCAAAAAAGAAATAAATTAAATTTTGTTGAAGGTAAACAAATAGAAATAGACTTAGCACCAGAATATAATATTAGATTAAGAGAGATTGAAAAGGCTCTTAAAAGTTCTATTTCATACGCTGGTTGTAAGGATTTAAGTTGCCTAAGTAATGCGGAGTTTATACAATTAAAATAGTTATGTGTGGAATTTTTGGATCAAACAATATTAAAACATTTAGAGAGTTATATAAAAAGAACTCTGAACGAGGAAATTTTGTACGCAGTGTAACAATGCTATTCCCCGGGGGTATGAAAAACGATCTTCGCGTCGCAACAAAACACGAACAAGATTTCGATAAACATATAGAAGAAAACCCTTTTTGTATATATTACCTCGGCCATGTACAATCTCCAACGTCAAGTATTCGTGAATTTCATATAGAAACATCTCACCCGTTTAATCTAAAAAACAAATATATAGCGCATAACGGTGTGTTATCTAATCACGAAGAATTAATACAAGAGTATAATTTAAATATTAAAAGTAAAGTAGATAGTGATGTAATCTTGCCTTTAATAGAAAAAATAGGATTCAATGATGCAATATCCGCACTACAAGGAACATTTGGTTGCTGGTATTATGATGCTAATCACGGATGTTTGCGTATATTTAGATCTGGGTCTACAGTATTTTTTAACGCAGGAGATTTTAGTTCCGCGCAACCAGAAACTGACCACGAGCGAGTGAACAACCTGGGATATAAGTATATAAACGAAGGTGATATATTAGAGTACAATTTCACTAATAATACATTTAATAAGGTAGATGAATTTGAACCAAATACGGCTCCATTCTTTTTATGAAAACTTTAATCGCAGTCGCGACACAATCTACAAGAGCTGAATTTATAAATTCTAGATTATCTAAAAGCTTACATCATCATGAAGAAAACACTATAACTACGTTTGACCTTCAACCTACATATAAAAATACAAGCGGATTGTGTGAAGTTTATAACAATTACCTTACACCAGAAAATTTTAAAAAATACGACTGTATTCTATTTATACACGATGATGTATTTATTGATAGTATAAATTTTTTAGTAGAAATTCGTAATTTGTTTAAGCAAGGGTTTGATGTAGTGGGCCTAGCAGGTGGCAGTAAGCTACAAGTTAAAAAACCGTGCCTATGGCATTTATTATGTAAACCAGAATCCCTATCTGGAGTAGTATCTCATTATCAAACCAAAACAGATTATTCTACTACAATATTCGGCGCAACTCCCAAAGAGGTAGTATTATTAGATGGTCTGTTTTTAGCCGTTCGAACAAAATCCATGGCAAAGGAAAAAATAAAATTTGATACTAATATAAAAGGATTTCATCATTATGATTTAAAATTTTGTTTAGATTGTCATATAGCCGGATTGCGCCTAATTACTGCTCCTATTCACGTTATTCACGAATCACCTGGCTTACTCAACCACACAGAAGAGTATAGCAAATCAGAAGATTACTTCTATAATACTCTTGTTAAACATGCTAACAAGCGAAAGTAATTACTTAGATATAGATCTTGAATATTTAGAAAAAATTGTTTTTAAGAACTGCCTTGAAGACGATATATATCTAAATTCTATTATTGATAATCTTAATTATAAATTCTTTAAAAATAAAGAATTTCAACAGATAATTAAATTAATACAGGCTCTATATAAAAAGAACAATAAACGACCATCAAGAACTGAATTAGAATTATATTTAAACACTGATCAGTTAAAAGAATATTATAACAAAAGTAAAATTGTAACTAATGATTTAGAATCTGATCTTACTTCTGATGATTTATATTTATATACAGAAAAGTTTCTTCAAGAACAAGCTGTATTCAACACATTCTTAGAAATCGTTGATAGTAAAGAAAGAGATGTAAAAAGCATACATGATAAATTTAATAAAGCATGTAACATTTCTATTACTACAAATATAGGACATAATTATTTTAAAGATCTAGAACAACATATAACTAATTTAACAACTCGAGAGCACAAAATTAAAACCGGTTGGGATTGGTTAGATGAACGTTTAGGTGGTGGGTTCTTAGAAGATGGTCGAAGCTTATATGTATTTGCTGGGCCTACAAATGTTGGTAAGTCAATTTTCCTCAGTAACATAGCCACTACGGCGGCTGGTGAAGGTAAAAATGTATTAGTAGTTTCTCTTGAAATGTCAGAAATGATTTATAGTAAAAGAATTACATCCAGACTTACTGGTTTACCGATTAATCATTTAGATAGTCATATTGACAGTTTGCGGGAAAGTGTAGGTAAGTTTAAAATGCTTCACCCTAGAGCAAATATGATTATTAAAGAATTTGCACCAAATTCAATTACACCACCACAATTGGAAGGATTTATTAAAAAATTAATAAACAAAGAATTTAAGCCAGATATTATTGTATTAGACTATTTGAACTTAATGGCTAGTACTTATGGCAATAATTCATACGAAAGAATTAAAAATATATCTGAGCAAGTAAGAGCTATGTCTTATACCTTTGAATGTCCTATTATATCAGCAACTCAGGTCAATAGAACTGGTTATGGTAACACAGCAGGAGGCCCTGGTCTTGAGTCAATTGGTGAGAGTTACGGGTTAGGAGCAACTGCCGATGCTATTGTTAGCATTTGGCGAACAGAAGAAGATGAAGAAGACGGTGCACTACATATAGGTATAATTAAGAACCGATTTGGATCTAATACAGGAAGTACTCGATTAGGTATTGACTATAATACATTAACTCTTACAGAGAACAATGATCTTAATATTAACGATGATATCAATGCAGCTGAAGACGATGCTGTACAATTCGGAAGGGTTGTGTAAATATATACAATGTCAAAAGATGAAATAATCTTTACAGA